GCGATGGCGGTTATGGTTTGATTCGATTTCATCTACTGCTTCCTGCCCGATGCGGCTAATCAGTTCGACGCGATACGGAACGAGATTTCCGCTTTTGTATTGGTTACACACCACGCATTGCTTATGGATATTGCGTTCATCAAATCTGAGCTGAGGTGCCGCAGCTGTTGTACGGTAATGGCCAGCATCCCACTGGGCTGAATCTAACGTCCCGCATGAAACACACGGCAAATGACGGTCCCGCTCCCTGATATAAGCATTCACAGCCTGTTGTGCCTGCTTAATCCAGTAACTGCGGGGCTGTAAGTCCCTCCTGCGCGCTTTCAGCTTGTCTGCCTGCTCTTTTGCTGAAGTTATCGCCTTTTCTTTTCTGACCAGTTCCAGTGCGCACTGACCACAGCAAACTTTCTGATATGAGCGGAACGGCACAAACGAGGAGCCGCACACTTTGCATTTTTTGGGTTTACGTTGCTTCATCATCACCTCAGAAAAACGACAGCAGGCGGTTATTCAGTTCAGGGCTGTTTGAGCGCCCAAACACATGCTTTAACGCGGCATTAATCATTGCGTTGTAGCAACGTTCAAACTCATCCTGATCCATATTCGCGTAACTCAGGCTTTTTGCCCGATATCTCACCTCGCCTCTTATGGTTGTGACCACATCATAGAACCCGGCAAGAATTGTCAGATTTTTACGAAACTCATCAAACTGCGTCGCTTCATCAGAGAATTCGTATCCAGCATGTTCAGCGCACCAGTACTGAAAGCAGAAATTAAGAAAAGCGAACATCTTCCGGTGAAAAGATGGGTTACGGGTAAGTTTTGCTTCCAGTGTATACAGCTCACCGTTTTTAAATTTTGCCAGTCGGGGTAAATCGCGCTCATACGCCGGTACAAATACGCCATTAGCCGCCTTGATCATCTCTATTTCCATCAGGCAGCCTCCGCTTTGAATTTGCGCGTCAACACATGTTCACGGGCTTCACACCCCTGAATGAGCATGTCGTTAAAATCCGGCAAGTCAGGCCAGCGAATGCTGACCTTCTCAACGTCATTACGACTCATGAGATTCTTATGCCCACATTTAAAGGCAGCCGCCAGACCTGCGCCGTGCTCATCATTGTCTGCAAAGATAATCAGGTGATTAACGCCTGGTGGCGCAATAAACTTCTCCATAAAACCGGAGTTCATTGTTGACCACACATTGCAGCGGAAGATTTGACGGCATGAAAGCGCAGTTTCGATACCCTCGGCTATCCCCAGAGTGGACGACACCGGATACAGGCGTATTGCCACCGATTTGGCATGCTGCAAACCAGGCAACTCCTGTAGCGCGGTCATTTTTTTAGCCGCCTCTACATTCGCCTTGCGATCACCATCCAGCAACGTACGATGCAGATAGCAAAGAGAACCTTTGTCATCTGTTGCAATAGCGTAAATTGCCTGATATTCGCGCCCGCTGGCGATCTGACGGTCACAAAAACGCACGGATTCGGTCGGTAACTGGAGTATTCCCCTCCCCTGCAGGTACGCCTCACCTGTTGTACCCCGCAGACACGGGAGTCCGGCAAACTTATCTATGACCAGCTCCCGCTTTCTGCTTATCTCTGTTACAGGCTGGCTGACTTTCTCCCTCTTCCAGGTATTTCCGATCAGCCGATCGATTTCATCACACAACGTCACCCAGGGCTTACCCGTGGCAAGTTGCAACAGATTCATCCCGTCCCCGTGACCACAGACACAAATCCATGAACCGGAACCATCCTTATCATCACAGCGAAATTTACCTCTGGCACCACATATCGGGCAGGGGCCGCTATAATGTTTCAAGCCAGTAACAGGAGGCATGCCGTAATATTCAAAAATTCGCCCCCAATGCCCGGCCGCTGCCTTCTTAGTCTGCATGCTGGCCTCCTGTCATGGCTTTCTTGCGCCCTTTGGCATAGGCAATGGTCTTTGACTTGATGAAGTTGTATACCTCAACTGAGGTTTGCAGCGGCGCATTACTGAAGCCTTTAGGCCACACACCGAACTTCTCCTTGTAGGTATGAGCGCACCATCCGTCACTCAGGGGTTTACCCGTCGCGTTGCGGTAATTCTGATACCCCTTGATCTCACTCCACCAACGCTGCTTTTCCTCGCGACTGTATTCGCGTTTCCCTTTGTTTACGCGAGAGAGTTTTCGATCGCGGTCTGTTGCCACATCATCGCCACCAAGAGGACGAAACCCACATTTGGGACACATGTGTACACCAGCAGGCTTCATGAAGTGGCATTTGGGGCATTCTCTGGGAAGTTTCTCAGCCTTAACCTCGCCACCGCCAGCAGACGCTTTCATTCCGTCATTTTTACCCGGCAGTTCGTCATACTCGATATCCTCGGGGAAGCCCAGCCGATGAACCGTACCAGAATGGTCGAAAATCAACGCACGTTTTTTACCTGGGGCTGTACGTAACGCTCTACCTATGCACTGCAACCAACGGATTTCTGATTTTGTCGGACGGGCGTAGATCAGGCAGCGAACATCGCTGTCAAATCCCGCAACCAGTACACCAACGTTGACAATTATTTTGGTCGCGCCCTCTTCAAAACGGCGAATGATGTCCTGTCGTTCATCATGGAGGGTATCTGCCGTCATCACCTCTGCACCAATACCGGCCTGTAAAAACTCACGGGTAACAAAATTCGCATGCGCAACATTCACGCAGAAGCAGATCGTCGGCAAATCCTCGCCATTCTCAAGCCAGTTGCGAACGATATCGCCAACCAGATCCGAACTCCCCATGATGGATGCGAGCTGCTCCTCGTTGTAATCCCGTCCAAATACGGTGTTACTGGTTTTTACGCCAGCCAGATCAGGCATTGAGGGGGCAAAAAACTCGTAATCGCTCAGATCACCACGCTGAATAAGTTCACGAATCGTTGTAGGCTTGAGCAGGCATTCGTAGTACTTCCCCATCCAGGCTGCGAACGGGGTGCCGGAAAGTCCAAGAACCCTGATGTCTCTGTCCCGGATAACCTCAAGTAACGCACGACGCTTCATGTGTGCTTCATCGATGATCAGCAGATCGATGTTGTCAGGAAACTCACGACGGATCAGCGTGTCGGCACTGGCAATCTGAATCAGTCGTGACGGGTCATAGTTAGGGTGATCACGCCATACAAAACTGATTTCTTCCCAGGGCAAACCGTATTCGGTGAAACGTTCCGCTGTCTGGTTCAGCAGGATGGTGTACGGACAGACAAACATCACCCGCATACCACGTTCAACCATTCCGGCAGTGACGAATGCTGCAAGACCAGTTTTGCCAGAGCCAGTGGGTGCATACATCAGGTACGTGCGATGCTGTTTCCACTGGTGCCGCAGCTGGTTTAAACCGCGCTCCTGAGCAAAGTTTGGGGTGATTTTCAGCATGACGCCCCCTTGCCATTCGCCGGGATGATATCGATCCCAGCATCGCTATAACTGGTCAGTTTCTTTGGCATTCGAAGCAACACAAAGCCTTCAGTGCCACGACGTGCCAATTCACGCAATTTCATGACTGAGCGGGATCGCGGAGAGCTACGATCGATCTCGATAGCCACACTCCCACCAGTTTTTGCTGTTGCGAGAATATCAACACGGAAATTTCTGCCATCGATTCTTACTGTGACATTGCTTGCCACATGCATCCCCTGTGACTCAAGGAGCGTTACAACATCAGCCAGAAAGCTGTAACGCTCCTCTGTTCTCAGTGGTACAGTGCTCAGTGTACGGATCAGTGCCGATTTGGTTGCTGCTGACATAGTTTATCACTCAATAGTTAGCTCGATAATTATTTCACCAGAAACTATCGCGCGCTTATACAGTGATCTACCTAACCTATGTACCTGCCTTCTGGCCTAGGCCAAGGGATACAGGCCTTACCAACGACTCCACCCCCTTACCCCCTCCTCGCTTCCTTTCAGGAAATTAGTTGCATGTGAAATTATTTCTAGCACAACTAACCGCCATCATGGTGTCGGGGGAAACTTCCGTACCGCTACTGGCGAAAGCATCCAGCCACGGCTGGCTCTCGCGTACTTCTGGACATACACCCGTAACCGGGTGTTGGCGCTCCGTCTTGCCCTGTTGCCCTTCCTGAACGATACAGGCTCCTTGTCCCACTCTTCCTGGTACACTCTCGCGTACTCTGCTGCAATTTTTACCCTGGTGGTCGGGTCTAGCTGTAACAATTGCTCCTGTATCCAGTCCCGATCAGCATCGCTGTACTGATCGGGCATAACCGTTTTGATTTGCCTGTTCACTCACACCTCCGATGGGCTGTGTGTCCAGGATTAATCATCGCCTCTTACGAACGCAGGGAACGGTCGAACCTCTTCCGCCTCAACTCTGCCGTCATCAAAGGTTTTGACGTAAATTTCACGTCCGACAAGAAGCGCTTTACTGATCGCGCTCTGCGCCACACCAAAGTCCTTAGCGGCTTTCTTCTGACCGAACCTGTATACGTAATCAGCCAGGGTCTCTTTTTTCATCGCCATAACTGACTCCTTCAAAATGCCCATATCATTACGCACAGTTATTAAAGTGTCAACACCGCAGATATTTCATTACATATAACCAAAGGTGATATGGTATGAACATGAAAAAGAAACCGTTAACCCCTGAGCAACTGGAAGACGCCAAGCGTCTTAAAAGCATTTTCATCGCTAAAAAGAAAGAGTTAGGCTTGTCACAGGAGTCATTAGCCTATGAACTAGGTGTTACCCAAAGTGCCGTTAATCAGCTAATGGCTGGCATCAACGCCATAAATGCCAGTCACGCAGCGCAGCTTGCTAAGTTACTGAATGTAAAGGTCGGAGATTTCAGCCCCAGCTTGGCAAAATCTATTGCAGAAATGGCGCTCGCGATTGAAGAGCCATTAACTCGTGTCCCTGCTTACGAATATCCGTTACTCTCCTGCGTACAGGCTGGCGCATTCACAATGGATGATATTTCGTACACCGCAAAGGATGCGATTAAGTGGATCTCCACCACCACAAAAGCCAGTAACAGGTCGTTCTGGCTGGAAGTTAAGGGGCATTCAATGACCGCGCCACAGGGAGGTAAACCCAGCTTCCCTGAAGGTATGCTGATACTCGTTGACCCTGAACGGGAAATCGAGGATGGCGATTTTTGCGTGGCCCGAATGAACGGCGATGAATTCACCTTCAAACGATTCATTCGTGAGAGCGGTAAAGCGTACCTGGAGCCGCTCAACCCACGATTCGACATGATTGAGTGTAACGAAAACTGCCAGTTTGTCGGAAAGGTCATCAAATCGCAGTGGAATGATGATACTTTTGATTGAGCTCACAGAGCGATATTAATAACCTTGCCGGGAGATGCTTGGGAAGCGATTTTCTGGCATTATTATCTGAGTTGCCCACAACCTATAGAGTCTTACATGAAAAAATCATTTGCTGTATTGTTCGTTTTGTTGTCACTGGTAGCTTCGACTCAATCATTCGCTGGTCGTTGCCAACACGACAATGATACCGCTGCTGACGGCTCTCGTTGTGGTGGTCGTTCTGCTGATTCTCGTCCTGGCGGTGGTGGTATTCGCTAAAAACAAGGCCGCTTTCCCGGCCTTTATTTCAATACGTTCAGACAGAATTTTTGGCCTGTTGTTAACTAGTAACCTGAAGAGACGTTTGGGTGATGTTTGGGTGATTTTAGTTGTGATTAACGAAAACTATGGTGCAACATCTTATAGTAAATTGTTAATATAACAAGGTATTGTATCAAATGAGCCAAAATCTTGATTCAACACTAGAAACATACATCTCTTGGCAGTTAGAGCAATTTAAGGATAAATTTTTCCCAAACTGTGACGTCATTGCGTACTACGGTGGCATCTTTCCATGGTCAAAAGAAGTTTACCAGCCAAAACTTGAAGCTATTGGTGAGATGGCTAACAGTCGTACCAATAAATTTCTTGTTATTATACTCAATACAAACGGTGGTTCTGTTGAGTCTGTAGAAAAAATGGTAGAAATTACAAGGCATTTCTACCAAGAGGTATATTTTATCATTCCAGACATGGCTATGTCGGCAGGTACAATATGGTGCATGTCTGGAGATAAAATTTACATGGACTATGCTTCTTCATTAGGACCTATTGATCCTCAAGTGCAATCGTCGGACGGTAAATGGGTTCCCGCTTTGGGATACCTTGATAAAGTTGAAGAAATGATTAATAAATCCAGAGAAGGAACCATTACCCAAGCTGAACTGATGATGCTTAGTCAGTTAGATCTGGCGCACTTGCGGAGATATGAGCAAGCCAGAGAACTATCAATAGACTTGCTTAAGAAATGGCTTGTGGAGTATAAATTTAGAGAGTGGACAGTTCATCAGGGTAACACAAAACGAGGAAAGCTAGTTACCAAGAGGGAAAAGGAAGCGAGGGCTAAAATGATCGCTACCGCTCTTAGTGACAACGGAAAGTGGCATTCTCACGGAAGAACGATAGGAATAAACACTCTTATCAATGACTTAAGGATAAAAGTAGAAGACTTTACATACGATAAAGATTTTAGCATGGCGTTAAAAAATATACATAACGTCATTAATGAATACATGTATAAAACAAATCGACAGGTTCTTGTTCTGTCTTCTTTCCCTTTTCCAGAACAAAGTGAGTCATAAATGAACAAAGACAAATCCCTGACACAACAAGTGGAAGAAATACTTAGCAAGCAAAAAGTTAGCGAGCAAGGAAAAATGATTCAATCATTAAAGAACAGGGGCTTGATCAACAAGCCTGTTTTTACTTTGGCTTATGGACCAGATATTACAACCTGCCAAATGCACCAATAACAAAACCCGGCCTTGGTGCCGGGTTTTGTTTGCCTCCTGCTCGCCCCACCATTTACCAGTGCGCCGTAAATTCCCCATTCTTCGTGGCGGTGAGGATGTCAAAGACGAAGGGAACATTAAGCCCCTGTGTGATGGTTGACTTCTTTTTCCAGCGCCTTATTAACAAAGGCGTTCAGTGATAAATCTTCTTCCATCGCAATTTCTGCTACCCGACGATGCAGTTCTGGATCAAGCCTGACGTTAAACACACCTTTAAACGGGGTATCAGGCTCCTTTCCATCCTCCACACAAGACTGTAAATACAGCTCAACCGATGTCTTAAACTCCTGTTCCAGTTCAGCTAATGTAGAAGCCTCATAAGTTACCAGGTCTCGAATAAACGCCAGTTTTCCGTACAGGATATTATTTTCAAAATCTGGTTCTACTGTACCTAAATACCCTTTATATTTTAGATGCTTCATAATACCCCAGCCTCTTTCAGATTCTGTTTAATCGCTTTCAGCGTTCCACCTTTAATATAACTTTCTGGATGTGGGCGATGCATTAATATGGTGTGGTTGATTTCAGCATTGAAAAACCGCACTCTTGAGCCCTGCATTTCCTTTTTGACATCTCCCAGAGAGGAAAACAAAACGACCAGCTCATCCCATTCAAACGTTTTTTTACTGTTTAAAAACTTTTCCAGTAGCTTATCTGCTTTCCCCATACCCACATAATCTCATCTTCGCTACATTGCAACTAATTATAGTTACAGGCAGTGTTTTTGTCAAAAGCCACCAAGCCCGCTGGGTTCTCTTTGACTGTTCGCTGCTTTTCCTGGTGTTATCCGGGGGCTTTTCCCTCACGCCAAATCTCACACAGAGTAACCGGCCCGCGCCGGCTTTTCTTTGACCGCACTCCGCTAACCGCCCCCTTGAAAAATAAATCACTTTAAAAATCAGTTAAGTAATATTTTTTTGACCCCAATAACCACCAACGGTATTTACACAAAAATCACCGCAAGTTATATTTATTTCAAGCCAGAAACATCGCGCCCTTACACAGGGCTACATAAATCAGTCGTACGGCGCGACTTAACCCGCCGCAAAATGCTCTTTAACAATCTGGAGCTTTACAGCGTCAATGACCTGTTTAGACCCCTACACGTAAACGTGCTGTATCATCGGGTGCGATCCGGTCGATGAGAGAGTATCCCCGCGCGAGAGCGAGAACGGCGTGAGAACGGGCAACACTGGCAGGAAGTTGGCGCTGACCAATACAGGGAATGTTTTGGGGTGCTGAGAGTGCCACCAAAGCGTTGCGTGAAATAGCGATGCCGTCCCAACCCTGTAGCAAAAGTAATGATTGGATACCATAAGACCAATCACAATCATTCTACGATTACCTATGCCGCACAAAGTTATTTTTTCAACACAATGTTCAAGTTTTCAACTGACTTCTTTATACTACCGCGTAGGTAGTGCTATCAAATAGACTATGTAAGCACTTCATGAAGGATGTCGGTCGAACTGAACGGGAAACTTAATGATGCGAAAAATACTCAGGACAACTCTTATCGCTACAATTTTGTTTTCACCAATAGTACAGGCGGAGTGGTATACAGTAACAGACGACGATTTGTTCTCTGATGGTCACACGGCGCTGATGGTAGGAAAAAAAACATCAAATCCTGAAGAGATTGATAATAACATGATTGCTCTTAATTGTACGCCAAGATCCCTAACATTCTCATTAGTCGAAAAGGACATAGAAGAAGAAACATCGGCCCCAATTTATTCATTCCCAATAGATATGGCAATAAAAATTGACAAAAATAGTATAATAAGGCTCAACGCAACACTTTCAAGAAGAAACTCAATGCTAACACAAGCTATCACTGAACGTACTGATACTGAAATGAAGAAAATTAAAATTATACTCAGGCAACTCAGAGATGCTAAACATAGAGTGAGGGTCGGGATTCGACGCCAAGACATCACACGAGAAGATGCCATGACATATTCTTTCAGCTTTAATGTATTAGGCTCCACTGGTGCTGTTAATAAATTTATCACTGCATGCGGAATAAAGCTGTAAACATGTTTCTGCCAAAGCAACCTTGACAAATCCACATCGACGGGGATATATTCCACCTCATGGTGCTGAACACACCTTGCAAAGCGGAGACCGCACCCGTCAGTCATGCGGCTTTTTTATGTCCATTTTTCAGATATGGTCGGGTAGCGCGTATACCGAAAAACAGCCGAAAGGTTAAGGATACGGGCCGACTTTGCACGGTGTTCAAGTACCTGGCCGCCCTGCTGAACACAGGGCTATCTGAACAAATGCAAAGGACATAAAATATGAACTCTCAACTCATCCCCGTATTCAACGGCACTATCGACAACGAAACTACCCTGTTCTGTAATGCCCGTGATTTACACGCGTTTCTCGAAGTCGGAAAAGACTTTTCCACGTGGATACGAATCCGCATCTCCGAGTATGAATTTACAGAAAACCAAGATTTTATTTTGCTCCCCAAAACGGGGGAGCAAAGAAAAGGTAGAGGCGGTCACAACCGCAAGGACTACCACCTCACTCTCGATACAGCCAAAGAGCTTGCGATGGTTGAACGTAACGAAAAAGGCCGCCAGATACGCCGATACTTCATCGAGTGCGAAAAGAAACTTCGCCAGAGCCTTTTACCTGCACCAATGAACATCAACTACCCTCTCTCGTGGTTCTCAGATAACCATCCCTACGCCACGATGAACTATGTTGATCGCAAGGTTATCAGCCTTGATGCTTCCGTGCTCTTCGATATGCCAAGCCCAACTATGCGCATCCTCAACGAGCTACACAGCAAAGGCTATAACGTTGACGCCGCTGTCGCCGAATTTAACGCCTTCAAGCATCTGACGGAAGAAATGCGCCGTAAATTGCTGGATATTTCCCGCACATCGGAAAAGTCTTCCCGCTTTGGTTTCAACGTTAATCTTTAATTAACCCCATCCCCGACCACATATCGGGGATTAAATTAAATATCTGGATTAATTAACCGGAGGATTTGTCATGCTCAAACCTCACTACGGAACCGCATTAGTTTCTCGCGAGGACGTTAAACCCGGCACAGCAATTCTTTACAACGGGCGTTATTACATGGCGTCAGCGAACGTTAATAATGCACTTTACGCACATTCACTGATTGAAAAAATTCGCATTATCTCAGATGCAATAGAAGTTTACCTGAACAATAAAGGCCAACCGTTAATCTCACCAGCCTGAAAGGAAATATCATGCTCAATCAAAAAATAAATATCAATGTAAAAAGCGTCGTAACTCCAGCAGGAACGATAATGGGAGAAGTTTTTATGGATGATAAAATCATCGCCTATTTTGTCGTCCTGTCTGATGAGGCTATTTCTGTTATTGATACGGAAGGCAATGTTATGTTTATCGCAGAACATCCAGAAGACATCGCATTACAGGCCGCTGCATATTTCTTCGCTAAGGAGCAGGAGGAAGAATGTAACTGCCCTGTATGTCAGCTTTCCCGACAAATTAATTTAATGCATTAACCGAAATCAGGAGTTCCGCCATGAACGCATACCTCACCTGTGACCGAATAGAGGAGCGTCGCTGGGTTAATCAGCACATTCAGGATGAAAAGGATAAATGGATTGACGATCGGGCGCAGGAGCTTATCAGCATGTTCCCCGATAAACCATTGCTTATGAGCAGCCTTTTTTTACCCAAAGAAGCCCAACTGGCACTCACTGGCGAAAAAGCTGAAGAGGCGTACAACGATTATATCTCAGCGATCGCCTATGCTCGGGCGGAAGAAGAATGGGAGAGAAAATTCTCCCCCTGTCCTTTCTGATTTTCAGGACCAAAAAATGTTCGATATCGTTGAATTTGTTAAGCAGCAGGAGCGCTTTTTCTGCGAGGCATTAACTGAACCGACGCTGACATGGGCGAAGGAAAGTCAGTTTGCAATTCAGCAATTCCAGAAAAATGCCTTTCTGGCTGACACAGCACGGGCAAATCTGCCCAGCGCACAGAACGCTATCATCAATGTTGCCGCCATCGGCATAACCCTGAACCCGGCCAGCAAGCTGGCGTATCTGGTCCCACGAAAAAAGGCTGTATGCCTGGATATCAGTTATATGGGGCTTCTGCATCTGGCACAGGTCACAGGAGCCATTCAGTGGGGGCAATGCAAACTTGTTTACGAGAAGGACATTTACGAGTCCAACGGTATTGACTGCGCCCCCACGCACAAATACAACCCATTCGTAGACAGGGGCGCACGCATTGGCGGTTATTGTGTCGTAAAAACATCCGAAGGCGACTATCTGACCGAAGAGATGAGCAACAGGGAAATCGAGGTCATCAGGGCGTGCAGCAAAGCCGGAAATAACGGAGGAAGTAGCCCGTGGGATAGTTTCCCCGATGAAATGGCCAGAAAAGCCATTGTTAAGCGCGCCAGCAAATACTGGCCCCGTCGCGATCGCCTGGATACAGCTATCGACTACCTGAACACTCAGGCCGGTGAAGGTATCATCCTGAATGCTGATCACATCCCTGAGCGTGACGTCACTCCCGCATCAGATGAGATTATCAATGAGATCACTCAGGCAATCACCGAAATTAACAAGACATGGGATGACCTGCTTCCCGTATGTTCCAAAACATTCCGTCGCACGATTGCATCACATGAAGCTCTCTCTCAGGAAGAAGCTGTCAAAACGCTTGATTTTGTCAAAAAGAAAGCTGCCAGAAACAAGGCCACGGCGGAAGCGAAAGTTCACGCCACCACGGAAAATAACAGCGAGGCCGTGTCATGACACCAGAAATTATTCTCCAGCGAACTGGCGTGGATATTACCAGCCTCGACCAGGGCGATGATGGATGGCACAAGCTGAGACTCGGTGTTATCACTGCTTCAGAAGTTCACAACGTCATAGCCAAACCACGTTCAGGCAGCAAATGGCCTGATACAAAAATGTCATACTTCCACACCCTGCTGGCTGAAGTTTGTACTGGCGTGGCACCGGAAGTTAACGCTAAGTCGCTCGCATGGGGAAAGCAATACGAAGATGATGCCCGTGCCCTCTTCGAATTTATCGCGGATGTTACCGTCGCGGAAACGCCAATAATTTTTCGTGACGAAAGCATGCGCACCGCCTGCTCTCCCGACGGTTTATGCAGCGACGGTAACGGTCTTGAGCTTAAATGCCCCTTCACTTCCCGCGACTTCATGAAGTTCCGGCTTGGCGGCTTTGACGCTATCAAGCCTGCTTACATGGCCCAGGTGCAATTCAGCATGTGGGTTACAGACAAGGACGCCTGGTACTTCGCCAACTACGACCCACGTATGAAGCGTGAAGGCCTGCATTATGTCGTGGTCGAGCGGGATGAAAAGTACATGGCGAGTTTTGATGAGATGGTGCCGGAGTTCATCGACAAAATGGACGAAGCACTGGCGGAAATTGGTTTTGTATTTGGAGAACAATGGGGGGGGTTAATAACTAATGGATGATGTAATTTTTACTTACAATGAAGAATCAGCACTAACCGCCGGACAAGGTGGTTTTATTACCGAAACGGGTGCGCATATCATTAACATCACCGAAGCAGAACTCAAGCAATCAGAAAAAGGTGCCCGATTCATTGAGTTTTCTGGAGAATCCGACGACGGACGGAAAATCCAATATCTCAGTGTTTGTGTTCAGAAGAATGACGGCACTGAAAATAAATTTGGGGCGAGCATTATTCACGCCATGATGGGATGCACAGGAATTGGGCAGTTAACGCAACATATGGTTTCCGTCAGTAAATATGTTGCACCTGAGTTTCACGGAAAGAAAATCGGGTTAGTGCTCCAGAAAGTATTAACCACAAACAGAAAGACTGGCGCAGACAGTTACCAGATGGAAATCCGCATTCCATTCATTGCAGAAACAGGGCAGACACTGAAAGAAAAAGCTGAAGGAAAGAAACCAGAAACGGTAGCAAATATGGTTTCCACTCTCAAAGACAAAGACAATCGCAGCAAAAACGCAAACCCGAATCACACGGACGACCCGGGTTACTGGCAGTACGGTGGCGATAATTTTTAATTCACAAACAAAACCAGGCTTTAAATGCAGTGAACAACTGAAGCCTTAACACACCTCTACACGGAGATATTAATATGAACCAGCATCAAACTGATGTTAATGTTTTCATTAACGACCTCGACGGCGGGGTATTTGTTAACAAACTTGGTGCGGTATTAAGTGAAGTTGCCTTTGGCGTAAACAGCACAAACAAAAAAGGAAAGGTATGTGTTGAATTCGAATTATCTTCACTTGATGAAAATCGCGTATCAGTTTCCCATAAACTAAAATTCACACGCCCGACAATGCGTGGTAGTAAATCAGAAGAAGATACGACTAACACACCAATGTTTGTAAATAAAGGTGGTGAGCTTACTTTGTTCCAGAAAGACCAGGGACAGCTTTTTGATAAACAGGGCCAACATGACGCTGTTTTACGCTGAATAATCCCCGCCTTAAAACGCTCGCGCATTATCCCTAAATACATAAATTAAAGGTAAATATACATGTCTCAGTTAGATAGCAATGCCATTAAAGAAATTGTAAAACTCACCACTACTGCTTTTTCTGGTGAAAATTTGCCGCTTACGGAATGCCCTGTTGCGTTATTGCCGGACAATGTAAATATCGAAAGTCTGGAACGATTCATGACAGAACGTTTTCGTTTCCGTGGAGTCATGACCACAACCAGTATTGATGACTTTGTTGAATACAGCAAAGGGTATGCCGATGAGTGCTCCCGCTGCTTCATTAACGCGGAAACGATGAAAGCAGTCACTGTGTTCAATATCGGCACTCTGGAGCAACCTGGACACGCTGACAACAAGGCACTGCTGGAACTGAAAGCCACATCACCATATCGCGCATTACGTGACGTGGACGGCAAAAAACAACTCCAGAAATCTCTCGCTGAATGGCTGGAAGACTGGGCCGACTTCCTCACAGCCTATGACAGCGACGGTAATGTGCTGGATATCAAACAGGCGATCTCTGCTGTCCGTCGTCTTACCATCGACGCAAAACGCAGTGCTGAATATGAAGAGCAAAACTTCAGCGGTAGCCGCTCAGTCATGGAGTCCGTTGAGGCTAAAAGCAAAGAAATCATGCCTGCCACTTTCCGCTTTGAATGCATCCCATACGAGGGCCTGGGCAACAGGGAATTCACGCTGCGATTAAGCATTCTGACAAGCGAACAACCTGTTCTGGTGCTACGTATCGTGCGTGTTGAAGCTGCGGAAGAAGAAATTGCCAAAGAGTTCCGTGACCTGCTGAAAGAGCGTTTCGAAGAAGAAGATATCTTAACCTTCATCGGCACGTTCTCAGTGTGATGAAATCTGTGACAGGGACGTCACGACATATCGCTCATATTTCACGAGAAAATACACAGTTCTTGGAGGGTATACTATGCAATTTAAAGATTTACCAGAGGATATTCAGAAAATAGCTGCGGATACGCTTAAAGACCATTTATCGGTGATAAATTTAACAAAGGAACCAAAGGCGAATCTGGAAAATATATCCCGTAACATGCGAGATGTTTTTGTCGGGATGTATGCTTATGACAATGAAAAGCACGAGGAACATATTCAAAATTGCCGCCTTAATAAAGGACAACAAAACATCAAACACAATATAACAGAAAACGACAAATCAATTAATTCTGTTGAAAGAGTGAATAATTCGCAGAAAACAGACCCATTGGTATTCTGGAATATCGTTCAGGCTTTTGCCTTGAGCAAGGTGTATGAGTTTAACAACATCAATCATTCAGGGATCGACACTCATCAATCATCACATCGTGAGGGGGTGTCCATGCTTCTGTCTCTGTTACGAGAGCAGGGCGAATGTCCTCACTCGACATTGAACGACACTGAGCAATAGTCCATCCGTATTTTCCGCCAACTTGATATCGTCATCAAACTTAACTTTGATCGTGCGCTTCCAGTTGTGAATAACAACCTTGCTGTGTTTAGTCATTGGCGGCATCAGTTGCCGATTGCTGATGTCCGCCCTTTTTAAAGTATTAAGGGTTAACTCATGACCACTTTAACCGACAAAGAACTGATTAAAGAAATCAAAGAGCGCATAGGCAGCCTGGACGTGAGAGACAATATTGAGCGCCGGGCTTATGAAATTGCTCTGGCATCGCTGGAAGCAAAACCAATAGGTGCTTTCCACATTGCAGAACAGCAAGTTGACGGCACAAGTGATTATCTCAAGGATGGAGAATGGCCTATTGATAATGGAATTATTGAGGTCTACGCCGCTCCCCCCGTTCCAGTAGTACCGGAAGAAAAACCAATGCCTAATCCTCTTAGCATGTACGCGGTTGATGCTGTTGCCGCTATTGCAGAGGTGAGAGGCTGGAAAGCCTGCCGCGCTGCAATGCTTCAGGGAAAAGGAGAGTGATATGACCACTATAACCGATAAGAAACAGTATCCAGGCGAGCAATATCTTAATGAGCTGATCACCAACATAGAGTTTGCGGCAAGGGTACCAGTTGAAGTCGTGAGAGCGATGGCAGCAGAGCTACAGAAGCGGCGCGAAGCTGATAGTGCCGAACCTGCAAGTAATCATGAAGAGTTGCCGCTTGATTATCTCCAAGGTCAAAAAGATGGTCTTGAATGGGCTGCGCAGCTTGCAGAAGCAAATCACCCACAAACTGGCGACTGGCTTTACGATGACCCGCTGGAGCTGGCTAAAGCTATCAGAAAAGGTCCTGACATGCCCGAATTCGATGGACCAACTCCGGTAACTCCGGATGGTTGGATAAGCTGTAGTGAGCGAATGCCGAACGATAAACAGTATGTTTGGTGTTGGGGTAAGTCTTACGGCTGGACTGAGTGCGATACCTTCGAAGGGTATTACGATTGGTCGAGAAACAAATGGTGGGCAGTTACTGACAATGGGGAAGAACCGGCATCGAAAGTAACCCACTGGATGCCGCTACCAGAACCGCCTCAGGAGGTTAACCGTGGCTAACCTGCAACTTGCCGTCAAAGGTGAATACTTCGATGCCATGATTCGCGGGGAGAAAACGGAAGAGTATCGCTTGTGTAATGACTACTGGAATAAGCGAATCATGTTCCGGGAATATGACCGCCTGATTATCACAAAGGGATATCCGAAGCGCGACGATTCCAGCCGCAGAATTGATATTCCGTATGGCGGATATGAAATCAAGACAATCACACATCCGCACTTCGGTGATAAACCGGTAAAGGTATACGCGATAAAGGTAAATATTGATGGCTAAATCAGCAGCAGAGCGCAACTAACAATCCTCGCACTCGCGGGGATTTCTTTTATGCGAACTCGCTACGGCGAGCTTGAGAGGTTAACACGATGAAAAATAATATAATGAAAAATGGAACTATCGACAGCCAGGCTCTGTTGAAAATGGTGAATGAAGCGCGGAGACTGTGCGGTGAAAAAGAAGTACGCAACAACGACTTCATTGCACGCATCAAAGATGAACTTGAGGGGGAGGGTTACGAAAATTTCGTAACCCCCATGGATAAGAAAAAAGGTGGTGCGGATCAGGTTGTTATTGTGATGACCTATAAACAAGCGCTTCGGGTTGCCGCTCGTGAATCTAAATCCGTCCGTCGTTCGCTGGTCGATCAACTGGAGTCAATGCAACAGCAACTGCAACAAAAAACCACCACGAAACATTCGACTAACGGCCTTGAGGAATTCCGCAAAGCGCGGGCGCTGAAAATGACCGTCGATACAATGAAAGACCTTTTCGGATTCCTCCCCAACCTTGCCCCTGAAGCCAAACAGGTCGTTGCCGCCAGCCTGGTTAATCCCGTTGTAGGCGCTAACGTAATCCCGCTACCGATGATCAATGAACATTACTATTCGGCGTCAGAAGTTGGAGTGCAACTCAAAATATCCGCTAACAAGGTTGGTCGCATTGCCAATACCTACATGCTCAAAACAGAACAATACGGGAAATGGTTCATCGACAAATCCCCGCACTCGGATAAGCAGGTAGAAACCTTTCGCTATAATAATCGGGGAGTACAGAAGATCGAAGAAATCCTGGAGGCGGAGAACAACGCAGAGTTTGGAACATGACATCCCCGTCGTGAATGACGGGGGGGAGGCTTACTGTGTGTCGGAGTAGTATTTACGTGTTCAGAAAAGAGATTCATATAGAGGCTGAATCTGATCTTTTTTGGTCACATCTGGCTTCCACCATTGCAGGCAGAGTGAAGGCGTAGACTAAAAACATTTCGGTAAAACTCAGTATCTGGCTTGCCTCAATTGGTGTGAATACTTCATCTGTATGAACTGCTTTATTGGCATCTATTCGTACAATATGAGCCCATTCCTTCATCTGTTCAGTGATCAGGCCTTTTTTGTAAATCATCTGAATACGTTGCGACAGAGATTCTTTTCCTGCTTCATCGCCGAGCAGTTTTTTCGTTGAGATATCGAGGACTCTGCGACAAAGAATAACCACTGTGTCGTACCGCCTCCTCTGTAAATCCTCTTTTGCCTCAACAAAAGTACGGTCTGCAACCGGGGGCGTAGATTCTGGTGCGGTAATTTTTTTGACCGCAGGATAGATCTTGCGGAAACGGTACTGGCTATTTCCTGAAATCAGAATATCAAGGTCTTTTTTCTGGCTTTCCGCCATAGGGCCGTGATAGTGGTCTGATGGGATTTCAACAATAGCAACACCTCCTTGATGACAACTTCTGCATACAAAAGCGACGTTAAAAAGAGGTGTTTTTTCAATTTGTTTTTCGGCAAATGCCTCAATAACAGCTCGCTCTTTTAAACAGTGCGGGCATGTAATGTCAAAGGAGACTAAACCCATGGATATTCCTCGCGAAATTAAAGAAATTAACGAAATCATTGAGGTTACTGATCGCCCCGAGTTTACCCTCATGTGGCGCTATGAAACAGGAACCGACGAGCAAAAATACATCATGGTTGCAGCATTGGCTGTGATGGCGATAGAAAGGGAGCGGATGGAAAGGAACGTAATAGTTATTCCTGAGAGAAATGATTCACCGGATCTGAGATGGCAGGGGCCGGAGTGGATGTGGCAATCCGGTGATGATATTTCTTCTCTGGGGGAAGCGCCGCCAGAATGACGGCGCGGTAGTGAAGGTAATCAAACATTTATGGCCTGAATCCCGTTTTTTTCAATAACGGAAAGAAGTCGCAGGGCGGGACCACCAGGGCGTTTCACTCCGCGTTCCCAGTCAGATATCAGGTTTTTACTGACATTCATGTATCTGGCAAAGACGGATTGTGACAGATGTTCACGCTCACGGAGTTCCCGGATTCTTTCAGGAGACATTGAAGGTGCTGGTTGCAGGCAGAGTTCATCGAATTCTCGCATAGTCTGTTTCGTTACTGCGCCGATATCATGAAGCGATTCCATCATTTCATGTACGGATGCAAGCGCATCACTGCGGTAATTTTTACTCATTGGGTACCTCCGTAAACTGACCCTGTAGAATCAGTTGTGCCAGTTGTTCATCTGTTAGATTGAGTACGTGAGGAGCCACCTTCCGAAATGCACTTTCCTCAGTAGCGGTTATATTTTCACGTTCATTTTTTGCGTATGCATATACGAAAAAGGCCCTTGTGCCGACGCGATAGAAAATGATTGTGCGATAACCGCCAGATTTGCCGCCACCGACTCGTGGCAGACGTTGCTTGATAACGCCGTTACCCAGGTTTGCTGAGATAAGCCCGTTATCAGCCTGTTTAACAATTTCGCGCAGTGACTGGTCGGATATTTTGTTTTTGCGTGCAAATCGCTCAAACCAGGCGTTTTTAAAAATGCGCATTTTTTGTTCCGTTATTAATGTATAACACATAGTATTACATTGCGTAGGGATCTGCAATGCCATCAGTTTGACAACGTCGCGTATCCGGGATTATATTCTCCGCACGCCAGCAAAATCTGGCGTCGGGATTGAGACCCCGGATATTCAACCGCGACAGACACACGCCGCGAGCGTGTTTTTTATTGTCGTATGCACACGCACATCTGAATTAGCGTGGGATGTGTTCGAAAAACTGGAAGACTGCTATTTCAGTCAAAAAATCCCAGAACAACTTCAGCTTCCAGAATCAACACTATCTATCAACTACCCTCTCTCGTGGTTTTCTGAACATCACCCCTACTCCATGATGAGCTATGTTGATCGAAAAACTCTTAACCTGGACGTTTCTGTGCTCTTCGATATGCCAAGCCCAACTATGCGCATCCTCAACGAGCTACACAGCAAGGGCTATAACGTCGATGCCGCTGTTGCTGAATTTAACGCCTTCAAACATCTGACGGAAGAAATGCGCCGCACGCTACAGGATATTTCAAGACTGTCAGATCGAAATTCCCGAAAAGGCTTCACCTTAAGCCTCTGACCTCCCCCACTACCCCGACATCCCGTCGGGGTTTTCATATCTGGAGACAAAAATTTGAAACAGATCGCTTTCTACAGGCGTTCTGGAAGGCCCGGTGTCTTCCGTGGGTTAAAAGAACGCGTCACCTGGATGATTCAGTCTCGTGGTCGTCCTGTTACTGGTAGTGAAATAGCAGAGAAATTTGGTGTTTCACTTTGCGAGTTCAACAAGGTAGCACGCAGCCTGACAAAAGGCAGTAAGGTTGTGAAAATCAAGGCTTCAGAGCCATTCACCACAGACACCGGAATCGTTGATCGCTTTTTCTCCCTCGAATCAAATCCTCGTCGTGACACACCTCGTTCACGCAATGCCGTTCCTCCATTCAGTCGCAGAAGCCGTGAACACGCAGCAAAAAACTGTCGCGAGGAATACGTGCAAAAGGCCGAACGCCGTCGCCGACTGATTAAAGCAGGACTTTACATTGATGAGTTTGAAAACGCGCTATGACAAAAAAATACACCCTCATTTACGCAGATCCCCCCTGGACATTTCGCGACAAAGCAACCGATGGTCAACGCGGTGCAAGTTTTAAATATCCGGTCATGAGTCTTCTGGATATCTGCCGCCTCCCGGTATGGGAACTGGCAGCGGATAACTGCCTGTTAGCTATGTGGTGGGTGCCTACACAACCACTTGAAGCATTGAAGGTTGTAGAAGCGTGGGGCTTTCGTCTGGTGACGATGAAAGGATTAACCTGGAACAAATGCGGGAAAAGACAAACCGACAAGCTGGTCATGGGTATGGGCAGCACCACTCGCGCTAACAGCGAAGACTGCCTTTTTGCAGTGAAAGGAAATCTGCCCGAACGCATTAACGCCGGAATAATCCAGTCATTCACTGCACCACGCCTTGATCACTCCCGCAAGCCGGATATGGTTCGAGAAAAGCTTGTGCAACTTCTTGGCGATGTTCCCCGGATAGAACTGTTCGCCCGCCACACCTCGCATGGATTTGATGTATGGGGTAACCAATGCGGCACACCATCCATTGAGATGGTTCCGGGTATTGTTAAATTTCTGGAGAAAACCAATGAGCGAAAAAACGACGTTGACAAAGGCATCACCAGTTGAATTAAGGCAGTGTCTGGAAATCGCAAATCAACTTGCCAGAAGTGGAATACGATTTGTTCCAATCCCGATTACAGCAGATGCAGAACTTCATCTGTTTGGTGAAATTCTTTCCCGAAAGCTGGATGAACTGGAAAAGCTGGTAGAAGAAGCTGACACCTCACCAACCGTATAACAGCCCCACCGACATTAAAATATCAGGAGAAAAAAATGAACGCAGTGCTCACAGAATTGAACAAATTAGGAAAAGCATCAGCCGAAAGTATTTCTAAAGGTCTCAATATTGATTTGAATGACGTTATTGACACTCTATGGAAGTTAAAAAACCAGGGGGTAGTAACTGTAAAAAATGGCATCTGGCAGGCAGTTGCAAGGGAAGTGGACAAAAACCAAATATCGCCTCAGTGCAGCCAGTGCAGCCAGTGCAGCCAGTGCAGCACAACATTATAGGTGACCTGCTACGTAAATCACGGAAAGAAGCGCGCCGCGCCGGGCGGAAACAGAAACGATGGGAGGGTGCATGTAAGGCGTTGCAAGAACTGAATAAATACCGTGACTTGATCAACGAATTGTCAGAGTGAGCGAATCACAGAGAGAATATTTTGAGAAACAACCCGCGTACATTAATATTGTTTTTCCTTTATCTAATAACGGGCGGTATCCTGTTATTCGCAGGAACAACATTATTTATTTTTGTTGCCCGGCTAACTGCGAGGATAATGACATGAAAATCACATTTGAAAGTTACGGTTTAACAGCAAGTGTGGTTATCTCCAGCTCTATATTCGAAAGCCGCAAACATCAGCATATCGTTGATGCAGTGAAACTCAAAGCCTCGGAAGTTACCGTCACAACACATGGACTTTTCAGGATACGAACGACGTTGACTACAACACACCTCTCGGCATGCCGTGTTTATGATATGGCACTCAAGGAATACAACCAGTGTTCGTCCTGATCCAGCGCGGGCAGTCTTTCGTTGATGCCAACAACTATCCGGTAGAAATATGCAAGGTAACTCTGACTCAGGTGCTCTACCGAAGGCTCGACGGCAGAACCAGAGCCACTTCAATTGGTGCATTTAATGAAGAATTTGAGCGAATCGATCACAACGAACTACACATGATTAAAGCAGAAATTGAGAAGGAAAAGCATATTGCCAGCCTTCGCAAAATGCGCCGCACATCAATCAACTGACAACCGCCTTCGGGCGGTTTTTCGATGATTAAACAATTCAACTGGAGAATAAAATGAACGACATTACAAAAACAAATGAAATCTTGTTAACCAAAGATATTCTGGAACGATATAAAATTTCACGAAGCACTCTGTATTTCTGGAGTACTCCAGACAGAAAGCCAAAGTCCCTCAGCAAACCATTTCCTAAACCAACAATAAAGGGAAACCCCAATCGTTGGTGGCTTTCTGATATTCTGGAGTGGGAAAGAAATAATGCTCAGGTTAATGGCGCATCAACTAACCCTTCAAGATAA